TATTGGTGATCAATTTAGCGCTGGCACAATTACTTTTAATATCACTGATGTGGACGGCATCTTTAACCCATTTGACGAAAACAGCCCTTACTACAACACCGCTGATTCACAACCTGGCTTAGCACCGATGCGCGAAATGAAACTAATTCGTTACGATTCCAGCAACAACCCTGAATTGCTTTTCTCGGGATATGTGGTCAATTACAACTACAATTTTGGCTTAGGGCAACTAGATACAGTTACCGTGTTTGGCGCTGACCAATTTTATTTGCTGGCACAAACCTATTTAGACGAACTAAATGTTTCGGCAGAACTTTCGGGCGCGCGCATCAATACCGTGCTTAGTTTGTCAGAAGTAGATTTCCCATTAGCACAAAGAAACATTGCCACAGGAACAGTAGAACTAGGACATAACGCCGCTTACACGGTTCCAGCTGGAACAAACGCCCTTTCCTACATTGCACAAATAAACACCACCGCAGAATTTGGCAGAGTCTTCATGTCGCGCGAAGGTGACTTTACATTCCAAAACAGAATTGGCAACACCCTTTCGGGCCCAGTGGCAGATTTCCACGACAACGGCACCGCTATCCCATACACGGGATGTGGCATTTCCTTTGAGGCTGACGCAGTAATCAACCGCGCTGTTTTAACAGGCTTAAACGGAACCACAGCCACGGCAGAAGACACGGGTTCAATTGCCCAATATTTCATTCAAACAGCCAGCATTGGAAACAGCCTTCTACACGAACAGGGCTCAATTGACACGGCCGCCGCATACCAACTTTTTCCACAACCCGAACCACGGTTCACATCAGTTGAAACGCCATTCCTAGCATTAACCACAGCACAAAAAGACACTTTGGCAGTAGTGGAAATTGGTGACACAATCGCCGTGGAAAAGACTTTTCCAACAGGCGTGACAACAACAAGCCTGGCGCAAGAACTGGCCGTTGAAGGCATAGAACATTACATTGACTATCAGTCAGGCCACCGCGTAATTTATTTTACAAGCCCAACTACCGTTGTTTATGAATTGATTTTGAACGATGTCATATATGGCACCACAGACGCCGAAAATGTCTTAGGATAGAAACATGGCAACACCATTTCCCTATGTGGCTGGGGCAGTCCTCACCGCAGATCAACTCAACAACATTCAAAATTTGCCAATTAACGATGTGACGGCAAACTATGTTTTAGTAAACAATGACCGCTACAAACGCGTAATCATGAACGCCGCAGGCGCAACAACAATCACAGTTAACAACAGCATTTTTGTGGCTGGCGATGTAATCCAAATTTCTAACAAAGGCGCTGGCGCAACCGTTATAACGGCTGGCGCAGGCGTAACAATTAACACGGCATCAAGTCTAAGTTTGGCGCAATACGGGGGCGGCTATATTCTTGCATTGTCGGCGTCAACCTTTACTTTTTTTAGCGGTGGTGGCCTTGTCTATGGCACGGCCACAGGATTAACGGGTTCACTTCCAACGCCACCAACAGGCTACGCAGGTTTGTACGCGACATCAGACGGAACCCTGACCGTCACTAAGGCAGGGGTTTTTGATGTGCTCATGCTGGCGGGCGGAGGCGGCGGTTCAGGTAATCAAAACTTTGGCAACCGTTCAGGCGGCGGTGGTGGTGGTGGCGGAAAAATAGAAACAACAATTTATTTAGCGGCCACAACTTACGCGGTAACGGTGGGTGCTGGTGGTGCTGGTGGCGCTGCATTAACAAGTGGAACTAACGGTTTATCATCGCAAATTACATCGGTTTTAACAATCATTGGCGGTGGTGGTGGCTATGGTGACACAAGAGGCGGTCAAGGTGCAACAGGTGGCGGCGGTTGGGCTAACCAAAATGGTCGTGTAAGTCTTTACACTCCGTCAACTAGTTATGGTTTTAACGGTGGCAATAGTTCAGGCGATTACGGTGGCGGCGGCGGCGGCGTTGGTTCTATAGGTGCAAATGCGGCTGGTACTACTGGCGGCGCTGGCGGTTCGGGTTTTGATATTGCTACTTTTACGGGCAACGCGTCATCAACTAAAGGTGGTGGCGGTGGTGGTGGCGGTGCTACAGGTGGCGCAGGCAACGGTGGTGGTGCTAACGGTGGTGCTACTAGTGCAACGGGTGGAACAGCAGCAGCAAATAGCGCAGGTGGCGGCGGCGGCGCTGGTGCAGGTACAACTACTGCTGCATCTGGCGGTAACGGTGGTAGCGGAATATTTTATATAAGGTTTAAAGTATGAACGAGATTCCACAATACTTTGCACAAATTGACGACAACAATATCGTCACCGATGTTGCAGTTGTTCAACGCGAATTTTTGGACGCTAACCCAGACCGTTACATCGGAACATGGGTAGAAACATTTGTGAATTTGCCTAACAAAACTTACGCAGGCATAGGATTTATTTACGACCCGAAAACTAAAGACTTTAATGCGCCACTACCAAATTTTTTGCTAGATGAAACGCTTAATCTTTAGTTGCGTGCTTGCACTTGTCCTCACCGCTTGTGCTGACCGCTACCGCGAAAACTGCAACACAACTAAAGCCAACGGACTACTAGAAAGACGATGCGCATGACCACAGACAAACGGCTAAGCAACGAACAAATTAAAGCCCGACTAATTCTCATTGTAGGAATCGGACTTACCACATCGTTCGTCATGGCCATCGCATCACTGATTTTTGGACTTTTATTTGTTGTGCAACCTATAGAACAGAGCCCCAATGACGCAGAAGCATGGGGCGTTTTGTCACCAATGTTGATGACCTTGGCAGGCGGCTTGATCGGTCTGTTGGCAGGAAACGGTTTAAAAGACCGACCCAAAGACCCACCAACACTATGAGCATAAATCCACCTAACGCCAAACCAAAAGCTTTAATTGTTCCGCATAAACACAAAGTTGTGTTGCCAACAGTTTTAGCGCATTGCAAACCTGGCGAACTTCCAGCAAACATGCTCAAAGAAGTAAAGCCTTATGGGAAACTTTTGTTTTGTGCCGCTGATGCTTGGCAGGCATTTAAAGAACGCGCACACCAAGAAGGCATTGCAACATTTAAACCGTCCAGTGCAAACGATTGTTACCGATCCATTGCCACCCAAACCATTGCTTGGAATGATCGCATGACAACCGAAGTAATCGCAGGTGTTAAGCCGCGCATCTATCAAGGCAAAAACTTTTATTTAAAGCCAGGCAAAGCGCCAATTGCACAGCCAGGGAAAAGCAACCACAACTGGGGAATTTCTGTTGATGTTCACACCGCATCAGGCGAACGATTTGATTTCATGGCCGCCCATGCTTTGGAATACGGGTTCACCTGGGAACTTGATTCAGAGAAATGGCACATCAACTATTTCTTTGGTGATCGTATCCCTGATGCAGTCACAGCATGGAAAAAAGCGAAAGCCTTGCTTTAAACAATCAACTTGCCTAGGGTGAAACCACCCGACGAAAGGAAGTTAATTATGGCGATTATCGCCCCCAAAATTATTGCAGGTGTACTTACTGCCCTTTTAGGCTTTGCGGCTCTCCTAGGGGCTCACAATGCCCAACCAGAGCCTTCCAGTGGGCCGCCCTACAGCACCATTGATGTGACCCCATATCTGATTTTGCCCCCTACAACCACTACATCAACGATTGTTTACATTGACCCGTTTGCTGATGCCTGTGAACAGTTGTCAGGGTTGGCAATCAACGAAGGTTGGCCAATCAAACAGCGCGCCACCATCCAAAAAGTCATGTTCCGCGAATCACGATGCATTCCAAATTCCCACAACCCAAATGATCCAGGTGAAGGCTCTTTCGGGCTTATGCAAATTAATTCGTTTTGGTGTTCGGGTCAAAATTCGTTTCTACAAAAACGCGGATTACTTACTGGTTGCCAATCTTTGTTAGACCCCAACATTAATCTTCAAGCGGCATTATTAATTTGGCAAAATTCACGATGGAATCCGTGGGGTGGAAAATGAGCGATGGTGTGGCATGGAACCAAGGCGAACTTTCAGAAGAAACACGCGCCATGATCAGAACACAAACCAACCACCAAATGGCTGTGTTCAATTTGATTGACGAAATATGCAGACCAAACCACATTGAAAAACCAATACCAACACATCACATTTTGTTAGACGAACTAGAAATCATGTATGAAGCGCAAATGACCATTGGCGGTGAGCAAAACAGATTTAATGCCAGTTGTCTTAGGGCGGCGATCAATGTTATTTCTACGCTGTAAAAAATGCAATTTAATGATGAAAGGCACAGCCCATGCCACTAATCCAACCAAAATCTTATGGTGTCAT